TCTCCAGACCCACCTTCTGTTGTTGTAATTGTAAACTCATCTGCATGATAAGTAAAAAAGTCGTTTGAATAAATATAATATTTGAAAGGATCTAAGTATGGGAACTCGAACAAAGGATGTCCTGTAGTTCTGTTACTTACTCCCGATGAAAAATGTGTTGGCATTTGAACAGTCCTCCTAAAGACCAGTGGTAAAACCACCATTCAAAATTGTTAATAAATGGGGGGAACTATTTTCCCCCCAAGTTCGTACTTTATGCTCCCGGTGAACCGAAGATACATCTCCAGTCTGAGAATCCAAAAGAATATCTTTCAGATGCTTTGAAACGCATATTTCCTGTTTCAAAATCTGGTTCCATTGATGTTTTCAAAGGTCTTCTTTGGAACATCTTTAGTCCAGAATCAGTTAAGTCTGTTAAGATAAAGAACGCATCAGTATCAGTTAAGTAGTGGTTTACTACATAACCTTCTGGGAACATGCCCATGCTTCTTAATGCGTTTGTATCATTGTCAGCAGTACCAACTCTTAACTCACTTTTCAAAATTCTTTGAGCAGTGAACGCAAGTTCTTTTGGTATTACAAGTTTTCTAGCTTGCACCGCTACTGGGATACTTCTGTCATCTTCAAATCCACCAATCGAAATGATTGCGTTTTCTAAAGATGATTCAGAAAGGTCAGCCGCAGTAGTTGGCTCGTTAGCTTGTGTACCTGCCTCTAGTGTAGGGTGATCGGTAGCGATAAGTTCTTTACCATCTCCACCCGGAAAGCTAGAGTTAAATGCATTGTTAAGTACGTTAGCACCTTTTACTTGTTTAGTGTATGCCATTGATCTTGCTAATGCCGCAGTATATCTTTTTGAAAGCGTATCGTACAAGTTGTCTTCCACTGCCTCTTCTGTGATAGCGAAAGCTAGTGCGATAGTTTCATGTGAATATCTTGCAGTCCATAGCTCAGATGATGAGTCATAACCTACAGCAGAACCTTCAGCTTTTACTGATGCTCCCTTAAAGCCTGTAAGAAGAACTTCTTCTTCAAATGCTCTTTGTGAAGTTTCAGTTGTAAAGATCTCTTCATGCTCTCTTTCCCATCTTGAATACTCAAGACCGAATAGGGCGTGAAGACCGGGTTCTAATTCTTTTGCTAATTGTGATCGTGATATAACAGCCATAATTATACTCCCGGAGTTCCATCAGCGTCAATGTGCTGATTAAGTTCATGCTCATAGATAACAACTTCTAATTCACCATTTGTTCCTGCTGAATTATCTGGATCGTCAATGAGTCTTAGGATACGCAACCCTGCTGTACCCGTACCAGTTGTTCCACTTACCTCATGTCCTGATTGACCTGTAGTTGTACTTCCAGAACCTGCAACATGATCAGCTAAATTACCAATGTCGGTAAAATCTGCTGAACCTGCTGATTGTATTCTGTAAGTAATATTTGGGTCATCATACACATAAGCTGTTACATCAGCACTTGCTAGTGTTGTTGTACCAGTTGGAAAATATTTTTTGTAAACCACTTCTCCATCAGAGGCTGTGTATTTTACACCTGCGAATACGCCAAGTATTCTGTTACCTGCTGAAGCTACATCAATATATCCTGTTGACAATAGTTTTACAAAGTCACCAGTGAATATATCAGATGAAGTACCGCTTGCAATTTTGTATTCGCTAGCTCTAATCATACCACCACTTAAATGGCGAAATGGTTTTGCACCTGCCGGTGCATCTAAATTAGCCATGTATACTCCAATTTATTAAGTACACTACTCGTCAAACTGTGGCTTATTCCCAGTTGACACGGAAGACTGATTTGATTTTGTAATAGGCATTGAAGGATGTTGTTCTCTCATAACATTCTCATCTACAGCTTGTTGTTGTCTAGCTGTTCTTTCCTTAACCCAAGTGTTTCGAGATTTTGAAAAGTCTTTAGGAATTTTAGCAAGAACTAAATCACCACTACCTATCACTCCGGCAAACTTACCTCCTTCGTGTACAGGTAATTCTAAGTCTGGATGCTCCTCACTTCGCACAAACTCATAGCCTTCTCTTTTACGTCTAGCTATGTTTCGTGTATCATCTTCACCGCCTGCTTGTACCCTAATCCAACGATAGTTTACATCATCTTCATTTGGCTTTGGAGCATCCAAGTCATTTGGTGGTTTATAAGTTACTTTGCGTTCAGCATGCTTTCTTGAAGCATTAGAACGAGATAGTTGTGTAGATTTGTTCATTATGATTCCCTCCCTACAAACTTCGCATATTCTTCTTGAGGCACTCCTAATCTCTGAGCCATTGCGATCTGGCCTTCAGTGAGTCGAACTTTGTTAGAAGTGTTTTTTGTAGCTCGTCTAACGCCAGCTACCACTTGTTTGGGTTTTTCTTCCTCTTCGAATTTTGTTGGAAAGGACTCCCTCATCCTGCGATCAACTTCAGCGTAATACTCATCTGAAGAAGGATCATATCCTTCTTTTTTAAGTTGGGCATCTATACTGTAAGCGGCACCTGTCATAGCGACATCAGTACCAAACCAACTGTTAGTTTGTGCCCACCTTAGAGCTTTCGGATCTACTTGACCAGATGTGTTGTTCGTAACTTCCTGTTCAAGTTTTTCCGTTTGGCTTTCGGTTGTCGAAACCTTTTGTATCATGTCTCTGTCTGCATTATTTAAACCATATTTAATATCTGCAATTTTTTCTGATATTTCTAAAAGTTTATCAGAATCACCAGACTCATAGGCTTGTTTGTATGCTTGACGAGCCATCGTCAAATTTTCTTCTAAATTTTTCTTTTTTTGTTCTACTAAACTTTGCTGAGTTTTTTCATAATCTGGTTTCAACTTTTGCATTTGAGAAACCAATTCTTGATTATAAGAATATAATTTGTTTCTTTCTCTTTCAGCTTCGTTAGCTCTTTTAACAAGTTCGTTAATACGATCTTGATAATTTTTTTTCTTCTTTTTATCTTTTTTATTAGAAACTTCTTCTTGTTCCTCTGCGGCTTCAAGTTCTTCAGTTTCTTCTACAACTTCTTCTTCTGCGATCTCTTCTTGATCGGAAGGTTGTGCGACAGCCTCTTTAGGACTTTCTTTATTTTCTTCTACCATAAACGGCTCTAGTCTTTCCTCTTTGCCGTCATCAACAACCTTCATCGGCTCAGACTTTTTTTTGTCTTTGCCAACTTGTTCATGCACTACTTGCATAGCGTTTTCTCCTTAGTTTGCGTTATTATAACGAAGTTACTATGTAACTTTTTTTACATTTGGGACTAACCCCAAAATTTCATCATCATTCATTATTCGTAATTCTGCATCACCATATTTAAAACGATGACCTGCATATTTACCAAACATGACATGATCTCCAACCTTTGCCCATGGATTTGACATATCGCTTCGGTTGTATGCGTCAGCACCCATCTGTATAATTTTACCGATTGATGCTACCGATCTATGATCCTCGACAGCTTTGCCGGGAAGATAAATACCTCTAGATGTTTTATCAGATACATCAAGAGTTTGTACTAATATCCTATGACCTACAGCCACAGGATGATCTTTGTCTTTAAGTTTTTTTTCTACGAGAGAAAATTCTGTCATTTAATCCTCCAAGTTTTTTGACGACTCCTTGAGGATTTCTAACACTGTTGTAAAACCTTGTGCCTTGCCAACTTGTTTATCATAGTCTTCTTTTTTTACTCGACCATCAACAAGTGCTTGCGAGATTAATTCTTTTTCTTTTTCTATTTTATTCTTTATGTGATGAATAAACTTTGGAAGATCCACTAAAATACGCCTTTAAACTTTACCTTCTTTGTTTGTATGTCGTATTGACCTCTAAAAGATGTTTTCTTATTTGCTTTCACAATGCCACCCATTTTCATATCTTTAACTTTTGGTATAACACCTTTTTCCATTAGAATATCTTTTTGCGTTATTGTGCCATCACCAGAATGATCTGGAAAACCATCAACTTTTTTTACACTACCTCCAACTTTAAAATTACCTTTACCTGCTCTTCCCGGATTAATAGTTTTTTTATCTGGTTTTGGTTTCTTTTTAATTTTTACTTTTACAGGATTTTCTTGTTCAAATTCCATAGCAGAAACTCTATTGACCATATCTATAATATCTTGATTAGTCGTTGCTTTCATAGCTTTTTCAAGTTCTTCATTTTTTTTTCTAGCTATCTTATCTACTTCAAATTCTTTAGTCATTATTTTTTCTCTCCTCTAGTAGAAACCATTCTTTCATTAGATCTTATTCTACCTGCCTCTCTTTTCTCTTGAGATTTTCTCTCTTGAGTTTTTACATTTGCTTGAG